AAGATCTGAGAGATTTCCCCTGCGTTTTGCGCCGCAGTCTTGACCACTGCATAGCTCGCGTTGAATGCAGCAATCGCAGTGAGAGGGTCCATGCTACGTCTTCGGCAAGTTGCCGTTACCGGCAAGCCAGAGTGCAATGCCAATGACCACGACACCTGTGAGCCATGCCAGCTTCTTCAAAACATTCTTGCCGACCTCGGCATAGACTTTGTTCAAAGCAACCTCAGCAGCCTTTTCCGCAATCGCCTCGATCTGTGTGTCGGTCAGGGGGATGTTGTGCTGCTCGTTGCTCATGGCCTACTTACTCCGCATTCATCTCAGCTTGCTGTGCATCAAGGTGCGCCTGATACGCCGCCTTCACTTCATCAGTGTGGACAGCGGCCGCAATAGCTTGAACTTCAGGACATTCGCCTGAGCAGTCATCCAGTGGCGATACAACGTGGCGATGGTAAGAGCGTGAGAGTTCTACACCGTCTTCCTCAATCACTGTGGCTGTACGCACCTGAACGTGCTTGTAGTCGCCTACGATTTCAATCTTGTCTACTTTAACTGTTTTAGTTAGTGCCATTGTTTCCTCCTTTGGCTTGGACTGTCAGTCACCAGAGTCCACTGGTGATAGGTTAGGTTAAATAGTGACCGGTGATGTAAAAGTCTACGCTTCCACTTGCTAGGCTATTACCAATAAAATTACCAGCACCGCTATAAAAAGTAATTTCAGATGTGTTGGTGTTTATATAAAGTTGTGGTGGGTTTGTCGTTGTAGAACTTTGGACTCCACTGCCTACATATGCCCAATATGCCGATCCCGCTTGTCCGGAAATACCACTTTTTCCAGTAAATGGTAATGAACCAATTTTTAGTTGAGATGCATTTCTGGTTGCAACTAAATTAAGACGAATAACAAAAAAAACAAAATTACCAGCTTTAGTATAATGGCCGGATTGAGTGGTGTAAGTGATAGATTCAAGTCCGGATGAAATTGTCGGAGTAAACGTCCCTTCCTCATAGTCATCCAAGAAGTTCGCCGCACCTGTACCGCCTAGATAGATGCCACCGGCTGTGATGTCGTTGAGCGTGACATCGTTGGAGCCGTCCTTGATAACAAGCGTACCTGTCTCAGCAGGAACACTCAGGTTGCCTGTGCCGTCAGCTTTCTTGATTGTATCTACGTTGAGTTGTGACATAACCCTTCCTTAACAAGCCATCAGGACACATGGCACTAAATAAGAACCATCGTCATAAGTGTGTGAAACATGAGTCGATGTGACCTTTGCAATCGTCTTAGATCGTACAATGTCATCACCCTGTGGTTTAGCTGTACCGTCTCCTGCTGACATGAGTAGATCGCCACGCTGTACAGTTGTGCCTTGAGCAATACGAATCACCATATCGCCTGTCATTGCGATGTTCATGTCATTCCAATCGTCATCTTCATCCCAGTTGACAAAGACTCCTGCAACATTCGCATCGCCTTCGACAGATGAAACAGCCATCTTGTTTAACTGCTCATTGTCTTCTGTGTATGCGTCTTTAGCTTCAGTGACTACGTTGCCTTCTTCATCTAATACTTCAGCAACAGCATCGTGTGACCACTCAACCATCGCATCAAGGTTAGTCATCACTGTACCTTTGACGATTGATGTGTCTTTGCTGTCATCTGCAAGGCGTGACCAACGTGCTAAGTGACCGCCGTTGTAGGATACGGTTGATCCTGAGACGGAAATAGTGCCTTCTTGCGTTCCATCTTGTCGGAAATCAATTAAATTTCCATCATTGACCAAACGATTTACAAAAATCACATTTTCAGAATCTCTTGCTACCTGCAAGTAATAATTACCTGCACCTGCTCTAGAAAAACTTGCACCCCCCTGTCCCGATCCACTATTGTTATAAATGGTCGTGTCAGTAGTACCCACCAACAAGTTACCACTGGGGTCGATGCGCATACGTTCGCCATCTACACCAGAAAAAACATATCCTGTAAAACCTGTTTGATTGCCATAAAAGGTAAATAGCCCATTAGAGCCATTGCGTCCAAAGTCGTAGGATTGCGCTGATGTTCCATTTGACACTCTAATCTGGGTATCGGCTAAGTTATATGCCTCTAGTGTATTTCCCGGACTACTTGTCCCAATCCCTACGTTATCTGACGTACCGTTAATCAACACCGTCCCCGCCTCATCAGGCAACGTCAGTGTGCGGTCTGTATTAGAGTTTGGAGACGCAATGGTGAACGTGCCAGTTCCCGATGCGTTGCCTTGGATTGCTACCTTAGACATTTGGCTCCTCCGGCCAGACTACATCGTCTAGGCTCGTGTATGTTTCTGTAATGTCACGCAGTGCTTGGCGGTAGGCTGTCTGCTCCGCTGTCATTGTCAGGTCAGACGATGCCCACCAGTCTGTGTTTGCGAGACGTTGGTTGCGTTCGGCTCTGAGTAAGCGCATAGGTTCTGCGGCTTCAAGCTCTGCAATCTTGGCTGTGATTTCAGCTTCAGTCGGCTCAGACTGTTCTGTGTCGAGCCATTCTAGTTCGTCACCACGCAGTACCCATTCAGCGTTAGGGCGGAGTGCTTGGAGTGCGGTTGCTTTATCTATAATCATCCTGCAATCTCCATTAAGATAATCACATTCGGCCCGTAAATTACGCCATTCGCAGAAGCAAATTGAGTTTTATAAGTTACCTGAGATGTCGTATTTGGGGAGTCTAAATATGAAAAAGAAAATACATCTGTAAGTAGTTGTGTATCTCCAGTATCAAGATTTCCAATTGAAGAAATTATTGCCGTACTGTCTCTAAGCAATCTCACGTTGAGAACGTTGTCTCCAACTTTTCTTGAATTTGAGTGGGTTACTAGTGCAAGTACTTTGTTGCTTGTACTTGATGGGGTAATTGACGCAGAAAGATTGGTGTCCACATAAGTAGTGTTTCCTGCCGTTGTAGTCACCTGAGACAAATAAGTGTCTTGCACAACCTGCAACACACTACCCGCAGGCAATGCCGCAGACGTAATTGCATCACTCGCCAAATCAGCCGCAGTAACAACCCCATCCTGTACAAGCGATACGCCAGTTGTTCCGTTTAGTTCTAGTGCCATCTTACACCACCACCCATCTTGATCCTGTTGGTACTGTGACGGTGTAGCCTGTGTCAATCGTGATCGGCCCCGCACTTACCATGTTGTTACCTGTTGTCATCGTGTAATCCTCAGACACTGTAATCTGGTTTTCCCATCCGACGACAGCCGTGTTACCACCGCCGACAGCTCCCCATGCAGCTCCGTCGTATCCTTCAAACTGATCTTCGTCATCGTTGAATCGGAACATCCCTTTCACTGGAGTCGGACGCTGTGCCTCTGTACCCACTGGCAGTGTCAACGCACCCGTCGTATCCAGGATCAAATCGCCTGTCATTGTGTCGCCTGAGCGATTCACCTTCGTCGCAATGTCTGCGAGCTGGGCGTACAACCCAAGGATCTCTGTCTCAAGTGCAGCCAGGCTAGAGATTGCTGTCGTCGCAACAGTGCCGTCCTCAATGTCGGCCAGTGTGCCGATGTCGGCCGAGATCCCAGCAACCGTATTCACATTGGCGATGTTCGTTGATACTGTGCCGATGTCAGTTGCATCTGCGGCCACTGCTGTCACATCTGAATCAATGCCTGCAACCGTCGTCACGTTGCCAGAGATACCGGCCACCGTGTTGACGTTGGCAATGTTTGTCGAGACTGTACCGATGTCCGTCGCATCAGCTGCGACCGCTGTCACATCTGAGTCGATACCTGCGACTGTGGTTACGTCTGTGTCAATCGCCGCGACCGCTGATACATCAGAAGCAATACCAGCCACTGTGCCGATCGTGTCAGAACCAGCAAGGTCTGTGGCCACAGTACCGATGTCTGTGGCATCAGCTGCAACCGAGCTCACCTGGCTGTCAATCGCAGCAACCGAGCTGACATCTGAAATGTTGGCAGCCACTGTGCCGATGTCATCATCGCCAGCTAGGTCTGTTGCGACTGTGCCAATGTCTGTGGCGTCATTCGCAACCGATGTCACGTTGCTTGCAATGCCGGCCACTGTAGTCACATCCGACGCAATGGCTGCGGTGTCAGAGATTGCATCTGTTGCAGTGGTGCCGTCTTCGATATCGGCCAAGGTCGCAATGTCTGTGGCCACCTCTGCCAGGGTTGTTACGTCATCTGAGGGTACAGCTGCCGACACATCGCCATTGGCATCAAACGCAATAAACGCATTGACGCGATCTGCCTTTTTCGGCAGCACCATGTCGATGCCGGTCGGGTCAAAAGCCGGCGCCTTAACAGAGCGATCCACCTCTTCCTTGATCTGCTGCATGTAGATCGTCAGTGCGTCGAGCTGCTCGTTGAGAGCTGCAGCGCGTAGGTCACCAGCCGTCACAAAGTCGGTGGTGCGCTCGATGTCGCGTGCGCCCAGGATGACAATTAGATCCGACGCAGTTGGTGTTGAGGGAATGCTGCCACCTGTTACCAGGTCAACTTCACCTGTGCCGTTGGCATTGATCGTGACCGTGTAGTCTGTTGTGAGCGTCAGGAGAGTCTCGTTAAAGTAAACAGCGATGTCACCTTCAGCCAGGATTTCAAACGAAAACGCATACGGGCCTAGACCGGTTGATCCGGTATAAGACACTTTCCTAGACACTGCGTTAATGTTGTAATCAGTCATTTTGCTCTCCGACTAAATTGCCTTCCTATATACCAGATTTACGGCGCTTCCTCTAGCGCATTGCTAATATCTGGTGCTCTTGATGGCTGCGTTTTTCCAGGACGCCACCAGTATTTCTGCCCATACTCGCGGCGAAACTTTGATTCTAGGCGCTTCATGTTTGATCTGGCCTTGGGATCTGTATAAAGCTGCATTTGGTCTAAGACCATTCGCTCGAGCGCCAGGCGTGAATACCAAAGCGACGCGCCAGGTGTGTACCGGCCTGCAAATTTAATTGCTTCCCTGGCTGCATTCGTGTCTTCGCCTTGCGCCGCCTGCACTAAATTACCGACAGTCAGTTTTCTCAGATCATCAGAGAAACCAACAACCGGCCCTGCAATGGTTTCGGCGAGCCCGCGGTCAAATCGGTTGACATCACTAAATGCAAAGTCGCCATAGATACCTAAGCCGCCGCCTTGCAGGAAAGCAGCCAGCCAAAATTCGTTACTATCCATGGGACGCGGATCGCGACCTTTTGACATTTCTTTCATCTGCAGCGCCAGGGCACCCATCAATGTGGTTGAGATTAACAGGTCTGCATAATAGCGGCCCTTGCCTTTAACACCTGGCTGCTGCATGCCTCGAGCAACGTGCGTGTTAATGAGCGTCACGCCAAAGTTTTTGTACATGGCAAACGATCGAGTCAGCTCACCGGCAATGGTTCCTGGCCGTGTTTCACCTGTCAGTGCAATACGGCCACGCAGCGAGCTCGATGGCACTGCAAAGTTTGTTTCTGTTTCGACCATCTCCATGACCCGAGTCGCCAAGTCTTGCGCAACCGTAGGCGATAAGTCTGTGCGCATCTCAATGTCTTCGGCGCGCAGGAACTTGGCGCCTTCGTGATCGTACAATTCAGTGGTGCGCATGATGTCCCAGTGATCGGCGCGAATGTTGTATCGCTCCAATGTAGCTCTAGTATTTGGATCAAGCTGGTCAAAAGTTTTGCCAACATTGTCAGCAAGTCCGCCTAACAGCTCCATACCAAATGCCCAGCGCCCTGCATTTGTCATTGGCGAAAGCAGTGAAGCACGCATCACAAAGTCAGATATGCGGCGCGTAATCTCAGGGCCAGAAATATCGCCGACGTATCGCATCTGCGCAGCTGCTAATGATGACCAGCCTTCAGCAATCAATCCCATGCGAATCGCCAAGCGCCCTTTTTCGTCAGCCGACAATGGTGACAAAAAGTCCAAATAATTTTTAAGCATCTTAGTCTGGGGCAATCCGACGAAACCTCGCGCCATGCGGCCAAAGTTAAGATCAGTCAATGCTGAGATTGCAGCTGAACCGAGCTGTGCACCTTGTAGTATCTGGCGCAGACCAGCAAAGAAGGAACCGAATGTACTGTTAATCGGCGCATTGGTTTTGCCGGTGACGGCCATGTAGAAGTTGTCCAGCCTCGATGCCGCGCTGCGCGCAGCCGATTCTGCTGCCTCGTCACCTGCAGCTTGCTTCTGGATTGTCTGCTTTAGGAACTGCACTGTGGCGTTTGGATTCGGACCCAGAACTTCCATAAGCGCAATGTCACGCGCCATATTGCTGATATGCCCCATCATGGCGTCAAAGATCTCTGGGTTGCCAAACCGCTTTTGATATTCCATCCATGAGTCTGCGTTTTTGAATACCAGGAAACGATGATCTAGGCGTTGATTCGCTAAAGATCGTCCACGGCCGGCGCCACTAGGGGTCAGTTTGTTCATGCCGTCTGTACGCAATGTTTCGTACACATCGAACAATGCAAGCTCGAGACGCTCTGGTGTAAATGGCAGCCCTGTCTTTTGATCGATCATACGATTCGCGTCGAGCTTGTCTGTAATGAAGTCTCTGTACTCTTGGAACGACACTTTGCGAATTGCCAGTGTATTGTGTGACTGTGGGAATCCCCAGTTTTCTAACTTCGGGATACGCCCGCCAGCTGCGTTAAAACGCTTCCTGGCATATTCGGCTGTTTCCCTCCAGGCTTCAGCCATCTCTCGAGCGCTAGCATCTTCGACCTGCTCACCAAAGGCGGCGCGCGCCATGTTTTCTTGCTTTGCCTTGTTTCTTGTCTGGCCGATGACGTTGCGTCGAAAATCACCTAAGACGTTGTACAGTTTGCGCGTCATTGCGTTTTTGACGGCTTGCTCTCTGAACTCAATGTTTGAATATCTTGCCAAGCCGTCGCTTGCAAACAGTGCCTCAGCTGCACGACCAAAGTCCTGCTCACCTTTTAAGTTGCGATACGATTGGAGGTTCAATGTAATCTGCTGCCAGTTTCGAGCCTGCAGTAGTTTGCGACGCTTACGCTCCATGACTTCTTTCTGCAGCGCGTTAAATGCATCTTGAGCTGCTTTTGCTTCAGCTGAGCCAGGAGCCATTTTGCCTTTATAGTCTGCATCAAACTCATCGAACAGATCGCGCACCTCTGCAGCTTGTTCTGCGGTGATCGTGCCTTCTGCTTCAGCGTTATTGATACAGTTGCGAAAACTCATCGTATACATCCTTCGAGTCGATCGAGCATTGCCTGGTCTTGGTCAATCTCTTCTTTGATCTGGCGTAATGTTGTTGTGCCAGATACTAGCTCACCATTGTCGTCGACGCGTAGATCGAGTGGTATTTCATCATCCAAGTTGATCGCAGGCGTCAAGTCGTCTATGCTGACATCTGGAGGGTTTATGGATACATCACCTACATTTGTCGATTGGGATGGCCGACCAGCCATTCTGTTCTCTGCTGCCAAGGGCGATGCAGTCGCTATTCTTGAGCCAGGCGGCGATTGGACTGCAGTCGACGCAATGGACGTTGCAGACTCTGGCAAGGTGCTTGCCTCTGAGAATGCTCTGAAGTCAAAGTTTGAAAGCGTCTTTGGCTCAATCGACGTACCGACTAAATCTCTAAACGCCTGATCTTCTGCTGCAAGTGCTTCGTCATAGAGGTCGCGCATGTTTTGCTCGAGCTCTTCTTTGCGCGCAATAGGCGTTGCGTCTTCTCGAGCCTCTGTGTACATGTCTTGGCCTTTCATGCCAAATCGATTGTCAGCAGAAAACTTGGCCTCAAATAGTTTTGGGGACCAGACTTGTATTTCTGCGACTAAGCCATTTGGCGTTTGTACCAGTATCTTGCGATCAAAGAAGTTGACCGGAGTCACATTCCATCCTTCGTCTAAGATCCTAGCCCTGGCACCAAACCGGCGCACAATCTCTTCAGCTTGTTCTGGCGAATCAATAATGAATCCTGCTCGAGCAATATCTGTCATTTCGCGCACGCTGGCGTATGACTTCCTTGTCATTTTTTCTGCAGCTGTTTCAGGTTTCTTTAATCCAGGATCTTTGAGCTGTATGCCTAGATCTGATTCTATGTTTCGAGCAATGCCTACAATAAAGTCTTGGGATTGAGGCGCTATCTCATAAATGTCGTCGATTGCCTCAACCGGCTGCGCATCCTTAAATGCACGCTCAACGACTTTGGGATTGTCGATTTCCGCTAATTGGTCTGCCAGGGCAGTGTCTGCGTCACCAAGCAGATCTTCTGTTAGCTGATCTGACTGTCTTGCTGCTGCGGCTCCGCTTGCGTCGTCGAATCCTTCGAGCTCTGGCTCTGCTTCATCCGCACGGACGCGGCTTTGCGCTGGATCATTGCCAGGGCGTCCAACATCGCCAGCTCCGATCCTTTCGAAATCGCCTGACTCAATTGAGCTTCTGATAGCGTCGACGAATCCGCGAGTAGGTTCTGTATAGCTTCCGGTTTCTCTCGCCTGCTTTGCTGCTGCTGTAAGGGCGTCTGAGAGGGGGCCGACTTTGTTCGCGAGCGCCTGGAGGAGCGCGAGGGCTTGCGCGTCATTTTCTGCTCTCCTTTGGTTAGCATTTTGTGCCAGGATATTGCCTTCGGTTTGCAACCGATCAGCGTTACTTACCAGGCTGCTAAATGCATTTTTGTCCTGGCGTAGTGCTTTCTGAGCTCGATCCAGAATCCTGGCGCGCTCTGTGAAATATGATTCTGTGATGAGCTCGTCGCCAAATAAGCCGACCTGCTCACGCTGCTCAAAACCTGCTTCGCGTACCTGGCGAACAATCGACTCAGCCTGGAACTCGTTTGCAGGATCTGTCTTGGCCAGGATACTTACTGCGTTTTGCTGCAGCCCTGGATTGTCAGGGATCAACCGACCAACGACTGCGCCGTAGTTTGCAGGAACCAAGCCGTTAATAACAGCGCCAAATACGTCGTCATCTAAAAACGTCAGCTCTTGCGCCTGGCGTACTAACGCAGATCGCGGTGGCAGCTCACCCATGCGCTCTGGTGCGACGCGTAAAACCTTGGCTGCGTCAATTGCTGTGCCTGTACCTTCTGCAATGTTTTTCATCGCAGCTGCGACTCGGGCCATTTCAGGTGTAAAGCCATCGACTTCGCGCAACAGGTGACCGTACAAACGAACGTCTTGCGACGGGTCTTGCTGCTGAATACGTTTTGCTAAACCTAAGCGCTGGTGGCCATCTGCAATAAACTGATTGCCGTCTGCGAACTCATAGACAGTAACCTGGCCTGCCTTAATCGGATCCCATTCAGTGACGCCCTGTAGCCGATCAGATACACCAAACTCGTCACCGCCGGCCTTGAACTGAAAAGTCTCTGCATCGACTTGGATCTCATTAGGATCGAACCGATACACCAGGCCGTCCAGGTTATCTGCGTCATACACGCTGCTTGGCGGTTTGACTGCAGCAGGCGGCTCATCAGGGATGGCCGGAGGGCGATTGTTCTCAGCTGCCACTGCAGCTCTTGTAATGCGCTCCTGGTGTACGTTGTCATCTTCTAGTGGGTTGGCATCAGCAATGTCTTGCTGTGCGTCACGCGCACGCTCTGCAGCCTTGGTTGTGCCTTTTGGCTTAAACGCACCGCTGCGCACTAATGCTTCGTATCCTTTCTGCGCTTGCTGCGATGTCAGCGTGATTGTGTCGCCACCAATCTTAAACACTAGAGGTGCGCCGGCACCAAAGACACCACCGATTGCGACGTTAGTGGCAAAGTCTTCCCAGGTGTAATCGAGCCCTAGACTTTCGTACCAATCTTTTACGTCTTTCTGGATGATTGCTTCAGTACCTGCGCCGATTGCTGCATCACGAAACATAACGCCCATCAGTCCAGGAACTGCAGTTGCGCCCCTTGTTTGCGCCATAGCGTAAAGCAGCACTGGATCAGACACTGTGCCGTGTACTGCACCCGCAAAGCGCACAAGGCCAGGCAAAAAGCCTGGTGAATCGTCAGCTGTCTCTTCGTATTCGCGGCGCAGCGCAAGCGCCTCTGCCTTTGAGTTTTCGAGCAGCCCTTCTTTAGTAATGCCGAACAGATCTGGATAAAGATCTGGGTTTTCATTGATATGGTTAATGATGTCGTCAGCGTCTGTTTGGTACGTCGACTCGTTAAGTGACGGGAATATAATTCCACTAAGTGCGTTATCCAGATAAACGTCAGCTGGGTTTGGGTATGGTATGCCGCCGCTGCGTGCATTGACCTCTTCAATAATTGGCTCCCACTGCTGCTGCAGTAGTCGACCTTTACTGACTGACTGATCGCTGACATATGCAGAGTCAGACGCAGCCTGAAAGTTTTGCATAAGCGTAGGCATTGCCTCGCTCTGCAGCTGGTCAGGTAATACGTCTAGTTTGTCTTTCTTGCCATACAAGAAACTCATTGGTTCACACCCAGATACTGCAATGCGTCGAGCTCAATAATGTTGCCATTCTTGTCAGCCATGACTTTGAATGACGGCATGCCAGGGGATCCGTACACGATTCGATACACGCCCATATCTGTTAGCATGAGTGAATAATCGTCATTGTCTCTGATCTGCTCTACTAGGAATCCATCGACATCGAGACCGGTGACTTCGTTGACGCGATCAACATCGAGGTCTTCAAGCATGGTCTCAACGTCTTCTGCATTCAGCTGCGGTGGCAGCAGCACAGGCACGCCGCGAACTTTTTGTAGTCCACCGCGACCTGTACGCTTGTTGAAACCGTAAGCCATGTTAATTGATGACTGCCACAATTCGCCATCAAACTCAGTCGATCCTCGCTCAATAGAGATCGCTGTATAGATTTGCTCTGCAACCTGGCGACCAGCTGCAATTGCGTCAGTCTGGAATCCAAGCGCCGTACCAACCTGGTCTCGGAATAATTCATCTGTATTCGATGGCGTAAACTCTGCAGCCTTTGTGCCCGACGCTAAAAGGTCTTGGCCTTGCAGCGCGTAGTTGACTGACTCGAGTCTGCCCATAGATACCAGGCCGCCAATGTGTGCTAGATCTGGCGCTTTGTCTGAGATGTCTGCCAGTACATCAGGTGTGTACCGACCAAACTGTTCATTCATTACGCCTAGGAATCGAGCACGCTGCAGCCGGTCCATGTTTTTCATGGAATAGACCAGGGCCGATGATTCCTCATCTGTTAAGAATCTAGGCTCAGTTGCGTATGTTCTCGATACCCTTAATGCATCTTCTTTACGCTTCTGGATTGATGACTCTAGGTTGGCAGGATTTTCAAAGTCGATTGGCGTAAACGTAATGAGTCCAGTTTCCGCCGCGAATGAAAGTGGATCCTCTTCGAGTCGCGTGTTCATGTTGCGCAGCATGCCTTCAGCTGTCTGGATGACCTCAGTTTCAAACAAGGTATCCACACCTTCTCCACCAAACTCAGGCATACCCTGGCGCATCTCATTGATTGTGCGCTGCAGCTCGCCTGGAGGCATCTTGCGGAATGCTAATGTTGCTTCGCGCAGCATAAGCAGCTCTTGGTAATCCTGTTGCGCTTCAGATCCAAACGCACCAGTTTTCTCAATCTCTGCGCCAAGGTTGTAAAGCTGCTCAAGACCAGGGTCGCCACCATTTGTGAGAATGGTGCGCATGTCTTTTACTTCTGCTTCAAGATCTCTGGCTGCACCCTCAAAGAAATTGACCTCTCGATTGAGATCTGCGCGCAATGAGTTTCTGAGGTTTCGAGTCGCCTCAACGCCCAGCTCTTTGGGCGGATTTTCTTCGAGCTTTGCGAGAAACTCCTGCCTTTCGTTGACGCCAGACAGATTTTGGAAGTCATAGATAATGCCTTCGACGCGAGCTTGCTCGAGCGTCTTAATCTGCATCTGAGATATCTGTGACTCTGTGAACTGGCGATCGCGCATGAACTGAGCAATATCTTCAACGCGCTCAGCAACCAGGGCATCTCGCTCTTCGGCTGGCATATCTGAAGCAGCCTGCGCATAAACATCGTTTTGTCTAGATGAGATACCTAGTAGTGCTCGGCCCTGAGCATCTTGTACTGCCTGCTTGTTCGTGTACTCACCAAACTTGCTGAGCGCAGTTGCACTTACACTGTCGAGGCGCGCGCCAACAACAGCTGCACTTTCTGGGTCCATGCCCACAAGCGACGCAGGGAATCCGTCTTTAATGTCCTGGACTTGAGCAGAGAATGTCTCGAAATCCATGTTGGTTGTTTCTGCTTCTGACAACAGATTGCTGATTGCAATACGGCCTTCTGTCTCAACCTCAGTTGCAGCAATCCGATTTGCGACTGCAAATGCTTCTTGCTCAATCAGACCTGATGGACCGCCTTGTTGCGAAAGCTGCTGCAGGATTGTCTGAGCGCCTTGCTCCTGAACCATCTGCGCACCACGCTGCTGCGCCTCAACCTGAAACTCCTGCTCTGCGCGCTTGAATGCAAAGCTGGCAACACGATCCATTGACTGCGCAAGCATCTGCTGCGTGCGAGCGCCTTCTCGTACACCAATTGGATCAATGCTTGGCTGGCTTGCAATCTGCAGCCCTGCTCTTTGGTATCGTTGAATTGCCATTACGCTGCTGGTCCCATTGACGTAAATCCAGGTGCGGTTTGAATTGGCGCTGCGCCAGATCCACCCAGCCCACTAAACGCGCCACCTTGACTTAATCCCATGGCCGCACCACCTAGGCTGCTTACTGCACCCATGTATCCCTGACGGCGAGCCTGGCTTGCTGCAGCGTTGTATTGATACGCCTGCTGCTCGCCAGCAATGTTAGCCAGGACAGCATTCTCCTGAGCAATGACATATTCCTGTGTGCCCTGGCGCAATGCATAGCGCTGGAATGACGCAGGTGTGCCGGCAAATGGATCGAGACCTGCACCAGCTGCTCGAGCTCGAGTGGCTGAAATGTTTTCTCTCAACCGGCGCAACACCGCGGTGCCTTGCTGCTGATACTTTATAGCCTCTTGCCGGCCTTGTAGCTCTGCTTGCTTAGCTTGGTTTCTGTAAGCCTTAGCCTGGGCCTTACCTGCCTGAATCTGTGCGACTGCACTGACCCCTGACGCGATTGCTCCGATTACTGCAAAACTCATATCACTGCCCCACCGATACTTTGTAATCCAGTGCCAATACATTCATCTTCAACGGCACTGTTTGACTGATTGTGATTTTACCCTCATTTGCAAAACCAAGCAGAGGGCCAGACCTTTTTACTCCTGTAAATGCTTGTACTGCAATATCTAGGTTGTCTTCACCCAGCTGCCGGAAAGCAACCTGCTCTCCATTAACAGTGACAGCCTGGGATTCAAAGTGTTCTGAGTTAATCTCGAGAATGCGCTTTTTGAAACCGCGAATGTTTCCAGACGCCAAGCGCGGCTCAACAGGCAGAGTGGTCACTTGAGGTGTATAGTTGAGCCCAATCTGGTAAGACTCAGTTGCTGCGGAGTCCAATGTAATTTCACCAGACGAAACTGTTTTATCTGCCTCAATGATCCCGTCTCGAATAACTTTGACAGTCTCTGCTTCCAGGAAAGATAGACCGGTTACTGTGGTTGCTGTCGTGCCTGACTTGGCGCAATCGAGAGTTAGATCATCATCAAACAGCTCGACATAGTATTCGTCGCTGCCGTCGATCGTGCGCTTAACCACAGAGTATGTATCTGCAATGTCGACACCAATCGCCAGGTAGTCTCCATCAGTTGTCCATTCTGTTGGCGCGATAACATCCTGGGCGCGCAGCAGTGTATAGCAGGCAATCGAGCCATCGTCCTCATTGACAATAAGAAGCCGGTCGCCTTCATCTGTTGAGGTTGCCTTTCGCACCGCCATGTCTTTTGGCGACTTGAGTAAGTGAGAAGAGAGCAGCGATATCTTGGTGGCGATATAACCGTTTACTGTGTCGCTAAAGATAAACTCAGCAAGCGCCTTCCCCTGGCGCTGAACAAATACAGTCGCCCCATCCACGTTGACGACTCGTATGCCAGGCCGAACGCCATTTGATGTCTGCTCTTGTACAGCCAAGGTTGATGGCGTAATCGGATCGCCTAGCGTTTGAGGTATGTAGAACTCGCCACCCGTTGTAAAGATCTGCAAGTTTCGCCCAGCGTACAAATCGATGATGGCGTTAAAACGTCCTGTATCAAGAGTCGCCTCGAGCGCAGCGTCATCAAATGACTCACCTGGGTCGAAATTAAAAAAGTCACCTACGCGACTCGCCCATAGTGTTGATGGCCGAGATGATGCGCCGCCAAAGTAAAGTCGCCCTTCGTAAAACACAGCAGACCGAGGCCAGCCTCGAGATGATGACCAAGTGTCTTCGTATCCAGACTCCAGATCCCAATCGCCTGAGCTTACTGCTGAAGTGTCGAAAAATGGCACCTCAGTAATAGCCTTGACCTCTGTGGCGCTGACAAACTCGACAATACGCGCCCTACCCTGTGGAGACGCATTGATGTACTGATCGACATTGCCACTGCTAAAAACTGAAGATGACGCGGTAATCGTGATTTTCCCGTCTTCTGCGTCTGGCGTAATTGTGCCTGCTGGAGTAGTTACACTTAACGTGTATGCAAACTTTGGGATGAAATCAAAGCTGAGGTCTGAGACAGTCCAAGATGCATCAGTCGCGCCGCGCAAGATGCGCTGCGGCACCATGTTTTCTTGAACCAGGATTAGTGTGTCAGCTGACTGTGCCCAGCACATTGTTGGAATTACAGAGTCTGTCACCTTGGTGACCGTCAGGTAATCATTGCCTGAGCCATTGATATCTGTAATCTGCACCCCGTCCTTGAAGACGTACATGCGTTGATCCACGAACAACAGCATATAACTGTCGTTGACTGAGAACTCAAAGTGTACAAACCGAGCTCCATCAGCTGCAGAGGCCGGCAATGTCGTTATGTATTTCGATCCATTGCGACGAACAAAACCGCCCTGTGGTTGTACGACAATGTTTTGAGCCGTTTCCATGCCGTTGTAATACTGCTGCAGATCAATACGCGCACGCAGCTTCGGGTCCAGCTCACCAGAAGTGAAGTTGGTCTGGACCTGAATGACACGACTCATTGACGCACCGCCGTGAGCGTATAGTCTTCGATTGCGTCTACTGAGTTATTGGCGCCGTCGATATTGGCCGCAACACGGAAGTAACCGCCGCGGCGGTTCTCAGATGGTGATCCGTATGCCTTTCGCTCATAGAACTCAGCTTTTGTTATTTGGTCCGTGACTGTCTCTGCAATCTCTGCAGCCATCGCATACTTCAGCAGCTGCACAAAATACTTAGGCAGCGCCGACTCGTTTGGCGAGTATTGATAGTCGACGTATATTTCATCTTCGCTCGTCTCGAGCTTGTCACCCAAGATCTCCCAGCCGTACTGGATAGGGCGAATGCCTGATTGACCAGAATTAAATACAGCGCGCACTCCAGACAATCTGTCTCCTGGTAGCGCATACTGATATTTCCATTCGTTTACCGGCGTGCTAGTTAGCCTGGCAAGCTGCGCCTTTTTGAAAGACCAAGACCAGGGATTGCTCGCGATAATAGAATCTTTGAGATCGTCGTATAACCGGTCGCATATCTGAGCTGCGTCAGTGCCTTCCGAAAACGACGAAAGAGGCGATGCCCCTAACATGATAAGTGCGTCCGAACAGATGGACAGTTTGGTATCACCCGATGCCATAGGTCACCTCGTTAGAACAGGGGCTGCCGGAGCAGCCCCGATTCATTTAGTCAGCGTCAGCTACTGACAGTGAAGTACCGTCAGAAACATCAACGACTGTGCCAGTGTTAGACAACACAACAACAAGCGATGCTGTTGGAGTGTTTGAGTCATAGACGTAAACCAGGTCACCGACCTTGAGTACGTCAGCTGCGTCGTTGAAGTAGCCAGACGTATTTACTGTCGCAATCGCGTCTTCTGTGGTGTAAGACCACATTTGAGGCGCGTTGCCAGCTTTAGCCTGGCCGCCGATTGGCTGAAGTCCTGCTTGTGCGTAAGCCATTATTCAATCCTCCTTATGCTTCGCGAGCAGTGATCTTGACGATACCTTCGTCATCGATCGCTACTGCACCAGCTGAGAACATTGACGCAACCAGGAAGGATGTCTTCTCTGGGATGTAGTCAACGCGTGAAGTCTGGTTCATGCCAATACCAAGACCTAATGCGTCACGATGGAACGCGTACAAGGTACGATCGCTTGATCCATCAATCGGCAGGCCGCCTTCGTCACGATCGCCGAACGTGATGAAACGGAAGCCCATGAAGGTATTGATTTCGCCAGTAACCAGGGCGCGTACAGTGTTGAAGTCAGCTGAAGTTACTTCAGTCTCACCCAACAGTGATTGCAAGCTGTTCGCGTGCAACAACATTGTACGACCTTCCATAGGCACGTTGTTTGTGTCCATGAGGTTCTTAGCTTCACGCAACTTCTCAATGTTCAAGTTTGAGTCGTTGCCACCAATGTCGTTTGAAACAGTTGCACTTGTTGAAGACGCATCCAATGCATCCAACAAGATCTGATCCATGCGACGCGCGATAGCGCCAGACACAACCTGTACAAGCTCTTGACGCTCGTTGAAGTTGACCTTCTGCTGGTTAAAGATGTCTGAGTATTCCGCAGCAATGTAGTCTTCCATTGTCGCAGTGACCTGTGAGTAGGACACGTTGAGTGGAGTTACATCAGTCTGTGGAACGCGGATAGTCGCTGATCCCTTACCAATTTTAGGGAACTTAACTGTAGAACCTTCGACCCCTGCACGCTCGCGGCAAACACCCGCCAGGAGACGTTGCCCCTGGTACGCTTGTTTTACCTCTGCGTCAAAGAGGGTAACAAAGGCATTTGAAATTTGTACTGCCATTGTACTTTCTCCAAAACAATTTATTTAAGGGTAAAACCTGTGACGGTTGTCCGTGTGGGCCGCAATAATCAGGTCGCCGGCTCAGGAATCTGAGTTATCGGTTGCTTGGAATATATCAGATTTTTAGTGCGGGAAAAGAAGGGGCGGGGCGCTGTTTGCGCCCCTAGGCGTCAACCTTCTCCGTGTAATTTGTACCACTTCTGTTGTACGTCATTTGTGAATGCCATGTCCTTGCCATAACGCGGATCTGACATCATGCCCATCAGCTCATCCTTGCTGTAGCCGGTGCCTTCCTGGACCGCCACATCGGGAATTGATTTCTCGCCGTAAGACTCGCGAATCTTCTGCAGCGCTTTAATACGATCTGCAGTCGTCATCGCTGAAGCGATCGCGTCGACTTCTTCATGTGACAATGCACCTGAATTACCCATCTTAGTCAGCCATTGATTCAGTCCACCAATAACTTTTTCGCCTCGAGGCCCTAGCTTGGCCATCTCCGCTTCGCGATCTGTGTCAGCCTGCTCCATCATTTCACCCATGTGCTGCATATACATCTGGGTAATCTGATCGAACTGATCCTGGCTCAAGCCATTCTCAGCTGCGAAACCTTTGAAGTCACTGAGCAGAGCATCATCTTCTTCGATGCCGTGATCCTTCAATGAAGCGATGTCATATGCCCCGTCCTTGGGTGCTTTATGTTTGCCCGCTGACATCTTTGAGCGCAGCTCACTGTAAGACTTTGCCAGGTTTTCAAGATCGGGTCCGTCTTTCTCGTCCCAGAACTGCTCTGGCATCCAATCAGGGCGATCACCCCATTCAATTTCATCATCAGCTGCGTGCTCCGGCTCTTGTTCCATGTGAGGAACTGCGCCCTCTTCGGTCTCCTGCTGCTCCTGCTCCTGGCCTAATTCAGGATTCAGCAGCGCACCAGACTCTTCAGTCGTTGACTCTGTTGACTCTGTGTTTTCTGCAACACTCATATCTTCACTCATAGGTTTCTTCCTCTTTCGATACGGCGCAATATCTCGCGCACTACACTGTTTTGACCTTCACGCGCAAAGCCGTGACTTGGATCTTCGCCTGGGAACCAGGACGGCTGATCCAATGTCATCGCTTTGAGATGGTCAATAACTTCCTGACCTGCTTCTGTGGAGAAGCAGCGTACATAGGCAATATCCACATCATCCTGAGAAATTTGTTTCTCGCTCAAATGCAGATTGTCTGCATCACGCAGACCGTCCCATCCTTCCATGTCTCACTCCTAGACGGCTGGTTCTTGTGGCGCCTGCATTGCAGCTTGCTGCTGTTCTTGCATCTGCTGCATTATGATTTCTCGTTGCTCAGGCGTATTAAGCAGCGACTGTGGTACACCCATCTTCACTGCAATGTATTCCAGCATTTCTTCCTGGTTCACGGCCACCTGGCCGAGCATTCCGAACTGCTGTGCTACCTGTCCAAACTGCAGCACCTTCTCGAGCTCATCCATGTTTTGAGCCTGAGCCAGGGGCGCATTTGGAACAATCTTGACCTGCAGACCATTTACCTCGAGAGGCAAATCAATCAGGTTCATTTCGTCCATGACATACAGGATACGGCGCACAAGAGGCGTCATTGCCTCAGTAATCAATCGGCCATATGCGGAGCCTAGGTTTTGCGACAGCTCTTTCATGCGCTGCACGATTTCTGTTGCACTACGCGCTGACATTGTGTCAGGTGGCAGCGAATCATCGTAAAGCATGCGCTTGATTGAACCGACTAAGTCATTGACCACCAGCTGCGACGTATTGAAGTCAGCCGCAGATCGTAGTGGACGCAAAGACTCACCCTGTGGACCGCCATTCCTAGCAACCGGAATCACGGCACCTGGCACAATCTGAATTGTCTGTGGGTTGAGAACACCGTCATCAGCCGCGGTATATACACCCGACACGGCAAGCGATGCATTCTTCAGCACCAGCTCTTTGACCTTATTCAGTGTCTTGATATCTGGCAATGCAGTGACCAGTGGGCCGCGGCCATACACCTCGCCAGGCACTTTCATAAAGCGCGCAACGATCCAGGGCGAAATGTTCATCGTGCGGTACACCAGCTCTGACTTATCTTTTGGCCAGATTAGGTGGTAGCAGTAAATGTCTTCATCGACGTTGTACACCGTCGCCTCGATCATATCGATCTCTTGCTCTGGCTTGTTGTCGATCTGCTCCTGCAGCTTTGGCGGGATCTGAGCGTCTGGCCATTGGCGCATGATTGCTTCGCCGCGGATACGCAGCCGACGATAGACATTATCGACTGTGCCGTATGGACCTTCCTCGAGAGAGACTAGATACTGCGGCACAGGCGTGAATCGCACTGGCGCATCCTCATCACCTGGCTGCACAAGCATGACTGCCGTGCCCACACAGAGATCGAGCAGAAACTCAGAGATTGCCAGGTCAAAGTTTGTCTGACGAATCACATCAAACATGCGATCTGAATACACCTCAAGTGCTTCTCGAATCTCAGCGCGACGCTCTTTGGGGATCTCATTGCCAGGCGTCAGCTCACACCAAGCTCGATACGGAGGGAACAGTGCAGACTGAATCCGGTTGGCAAAACGCTGCGTCGAGTTAATCGCAGTTGAGTCAAACACCCTGACCATTTTGTTTTGGCCAGGCGTCTTGCCTTCGTAGTATCCGTCGTACAAGTTTCGCTGCGGCAGTGCAAATTCGTAGCACTCTTCGTAAATCGTGCGCCACTCTTCTTTCCTGGCGTCAGCTTTCTTGTGACGCTTTAGGATCTCGTCTGGACTGATCCTTGCCATATTAGCTTCCCTTCTTTTCTACACCCTGAATGGTGCCTTTATTGCGCGACGCGTTATAAACGCTCTCGCCTTTTTTCTTGCCATACTTCTTTTGCATAGCAGACTTAATCTTCTTGCCTTTGTCGTTCATTGGCATTACGCGTTCTCCTTGTGTTTGTTGGCAAAGGCACGCGCCTCTGCAGGTGATGAGAAGCCCCAGCGTTTTAACGCCAAGGCATATCGTGTTGGGCTACCGTCTTCGTTTTTCATCTTGGCATTCATTCCGGCAAACCGAGCAGCAAAAGATACGCGGCGCGGGTTCGTGCCACTTCTGACGGGGCGTCGTAGGTTGCCACCTTCCTTCGCCTCAAAGTGACGACGCCCTGCTTCGGTCAGACCGCCCTTCTCGCTCTTGTGCTCTTTACGCATTACGGAACCTCCGAGTCTTTCGGGCTATGTTCTCCGGCTGGGGGACAGACGAACCAACCCCACCACCTTGACGCTTTGCGCGGGTTGTCGCCGCATATTCCTGTGGAGATAAGGCTTTGATAGCTTTCTCCGGCAGGTAACGCTCGCCTGTCTCGCTGGACGGCTTGCCGCTTTTTGTGCGCCATTTTTGCTTGCCCCATTCCAGTAAAGATCTCTGAGGTTTCTTCACGACGTATATCCACCGCCCTTCGCTTTGTACTTCTTAGCCAGCAGCTGCGCTTTACGCGCAGACCACTTACCAGCCGGCGTGCCTTGCGTGTTGCTGCCTTTGATCTGCTCGAACAGCCGCTTTCGCATACCAGGCTTGTCGTAGTTGCCGGCCTCATTGACCCGACTTTCAGACATTAGTCACCACCACCCAAGGTGCGTGACAATCCTGTCTGAGCATTTTCTCGAGTCGGCGACAACAAAGAGCGACCAGCTCCACGGCGACGGCGTGCACGCAATGATGCTGCCTGCTCTTCAGAGCGACGATCTACGCGCTCTGGTTCTGGCTTTGGCTCTGGCTTTGGCTCTGGCTTAGGCGCCGGTTTTGATCCACCGCCTCCAAACAATCCACCCATTACTAATCTCCTGTACGCCCGCTGAGCGTTGTTGATAATCCACGGCGCGCATCTTCACGCTCTGGCGATAACAGTGAGCGCGTACCGCCTGACCGGCGCGCACGCTGCTGTGCTGCTAAACGACGCTGCTCTTCAGCAGTCTGACGCTTGGTGCGCGCCTCCTGCTTTTCCTGCAGCGCTTCCTGCTTACTTGTGTCTGGAGCTGGGGGCGAGCTGCCGCCAAATAATCCACCCATCAATACGTCCTCGCATACATGTAATAGTCTTTACCTTCCGGTCCGTAGCAGCGCATCAGACCTTCACGCTCAAACCGTAAAAATTTGGCCCACTGTACCGCTTTTTCCCGATCGACACATACCACTATTTGCATGCGCCGTAAACCAAGTTTGTCGCCAATCTTATCAAAAAAACGCTTAGCGCCGCGACTCAATAATGATCCGTGCTCAATCGCCAGCTTTCCTGGCACCAGCCACGCCTCATGATTTGTGGCCCATTTGTATTCAAGGCCCATGACTAGCGCTGGCTGCTGCTGATAAAAAATAGTCCAGGCCGTCTTTTCTCGCGCCACATGCTCGAGCCTGGCATCAATGTCAGGGATCGCCGCGAACATGTTTCGATCCGCAGCCGATAGCCCGATCTGCTGCATGTGCTCAGGCACAAACGGCAGGATGACCAGGTTGCGCATGTTAATCATCTTCTGTATTTCAGCTGCAGTTACCATATCGAGAAATCCGTGTTTGCTGTGAACTGACCACCTCGTGCTCCGGCTGCACCGTACTTCCCGCCATAGCCGCGGGTCATTGCTCTGTGCTCTCCACCACCAAGCAACAGATAACCAAATGCGTCGCCAACGTGTGAGTGTTCGTTTTTATTCGGCGCATCGCGGAATCGCTCTGTACCGCCGCCAACCGAAACACGCTTGAAGTGATAACCACCTGCTAAAGACTTTCTAAGTCTTTGACAATCCTTGTGCACCTGCAGCCCAGGCTTGCGATCAATAAACCGGTTCATGGGCATGGCTCCCGCTTCACGGCGCACCTGGAAGTCGTTACTGGCCGTAGGCCGAGCATTGAGCCCAATGGTGCGCAGGTGATCGAATGCAGTCACCTCAAAGATCTCGTCGCGCTTGGAGCCGGCTGGGTCACCCCAGACCAATATATCATTTTTGCTATAATGGACATTGATCTCGTTGAGCAGGATCAAGCCAAATCGCTCAAGCCCCATGTCGTCTGTGACGATCTCTTTCAAGATGTTCCATGTGCCGGCAGCTGTGCGCTGACCAATAACCGCCGCGGGTGTCAAACCAAAGTCGAGACCAATATGTATCGGCAGCGTTGGATCAATCTGTATGTCGTCGGCTGACATCACAGAGTCGTCGTACTCCGGCCAGACGGGGCGACCCTCCTGTACATACACATATTCGCCGCCGGCATAGCAGCGAATCCAATCCAGGTTCTTACCACCCAGCTGCTGATCGTAGTAACCAGGTGGCAGGTTGTTGATGTTCTCGGCCTTCGGATTCACCTTCCAGAACTTGTTAGCCGCGGGTATGGCTTCCGGCTCAGAGCTCGGTACCTCGATGACACCGCCTGGCTGCTTAAAGAACTCCCACTTGTACTTGCCTTTGACCGGCTCTTTCTCTGACAGCCGATACCACCAGTGGTCATCGTCCATTGGGTTGGTGTCCATCCAGATACCGCGCCATGGGCAGCCGCCATTGCCTTTGGTTGGATAACGACCGACTCGATGGGTCAGGCCCTGTACGACAGCCAACGGCAGCTCTCTGGCCTCATTCACCCATGCACCGGTCAGCTCCAATGACAGCAGCTTCCGCACATCCTTGGGTTGATCGAGCGCCATGAAGATCACCTCGCAGTCCACGCCTGCGGCGTCGCCGCGAGCAGGGAGCTTGATGTGATGTGAGATGGGTGGCGACCAGCGCATCGGACCCCAGACATTCTCTGGGAACAGCTCGAGCCATGTCTTGATGGTGGTGGTGCGCAGCTCAGGGTAACTGTTCCGCACAATCACAAACCGGCTGTACCTGATGCCGTCCTTCGGCGATGGTGGCTGCTTGACGGCGCGTAGCATGATCTCAGCTGCGCAGCCGTAAGATTTACCCGAACCAACCGGACCCATGAGTCCTCGCACAAATGAGTCGTCATGTAAAAATTGCCAGGTTGTCGGCGCACCAGAAAAATCTAGGTTAAGACTTCCAAGCGCCTCGTCAGAAGAGATCTGCTTGTTCGTCGTCGCCCTTCGGCGTCGGGTCGATCTCTGGCTCTGATCCGTCGCTTGCTTCGCTCTCGCCATCTTCTAATACCTCATAGGTTGTAACTTCTGGGCCTTTCAGATTGATGCCCAGGATACTTGGACGACTGTCTGAGTCGCTGTTTGGTTCATGCAGGCCATGATACCGAGCCAATACGCGCAAGGCTGAGAGTTTGTCGTGCATTTCAACCTCAATCGCATTGCCATACTGGTTGGGCGTGACCTTCACCTTCTTGATTGATTTCTGCACATGCGTCGGGATGTCTTGCGACGCAAGAAGCGCCATGCCTCCAGATTGCGTCCACTGCAATACGTCAGTCACATTAGACGCAGCAATCGCTTGCAGCTCCTGTTTGACTGCCTCTTTCTCGTCTTCACTGCCCAGCGCCAATATCTTCCGCGCCTCGCGTACACTGATCTTTTTGGTCATAACTTTCTCGCTATCTCGAGCAGCGTCTCTTCGGCTTCGAGCTCTTCCTGGTACTCAATCTCTTCGATGTCAGAGATCATGTCGCGGATATACCAGGTCGCTTTCTGCAGATCCTCTTTGCCGCCTTTCTCCTTCCAGCGCCACAGGTACTTGATCGCTGCGCCGGTAGAGTATGCCTCAGCTCCCGAAAGATTCTGAACCGCAGCCTTGATTGCGTCGATGCACTCCATGCCGTCGCGTTGGTAGTGCGATGGGTTGATTTTGTCTTTCATGTTAAGTCCTCCAGCGGATTTCTGAAAAATTTTGAGCGTCGGCCCCCACATAACAGCGCACCCCTGGGGAGGGGTAAGGGTCGATATTCACAAGGTCGGTCGTTGTGCAGCGCACAAGATTTAACATAATGATGATTACGCGACAGCACACCTTTTGTAAGTTGTTGATTCATATAAGCTTTCTCAATCTGTGGATAACTGTTGTTCATTTCTTGCTCAATCGATCAATTTTTGTACAGCTTGGCCCAGCGTGCCACCTGCTCCAGAGTCATTGGTGGCGCAGCTCCTCGCTGCAGCTGGTGCCTGGTCATCGCCACGGCAGCGTCCCTCACCTGGTCAGCTGTCACGCCCTGCGAGCCCAGTATCTGCGCGGTCTTCAGCGACTTGTCGGCCATCCTGACGACGCCAGAGGCGCGCTCGACACCCGCACGAAACGCATGCGCCAAACTCCGAAAGTCCGTTTTGTTATCCCCCAGACCCCCTGATCTTTTATTGTTGTCGCTCTGCGTTTCAACTTGGCTGGGCTCCTCCACGATCTTAGGGCGCGGCGCCTCGAATTGCTCCTTGGTTGGCAGCGGGTCGTTGCCATTAAACAGAACCTGGTACCGATTCGTGATGCCAGGGCTCTTGCGCTTGATGTGGATTGGGTAAGCCTTGCGCTGCAGCTTTCTGATGTACCCAGCCTTGATGAGCTTCTGTACATGCCTGGACACTGTTTCGGCGCGGAGGCTAACGTGCCTAGCTAACGTCAGCAGCGACGGCCAGCAAATGCCGTATGCATTCGTGTGAATACAAATAGCGCCCAGGACTCGCAGTGTGTTGTGCGCCAGGTTGTCATCCTGCACAGCTCGAGCAGGCAGCACAGAGTAAGTCCTGGTCGGCGGCTTCTCCTTCGGGTAGTCGCTGACCTTTGGGAACCTCGGCTCAGAATGGGATTTCGTCATCTAGCTGCTCCTGGTTGTGCTTAAACTCTATCGATTGAATATGTGCGCCTGGGAAGTTGCGCTTGATCTGATCGGCTACGTCGACCTTATCTGCCTCGAGGACCTTCACAATCTCGTCGAGCGTGTAGACGATCGGATCTTTGCCTTTCATCAGTGGAATGATCCGCTGCATGTCCAGCGGGTCCGACACAAAGTAATAGTTCTTCTTGTTGATACGCGCCGTCAGATAAAACACATCGGCCGGCTCTCGCTCTTCAAGCAGCTGCCCATCGATCACCTTCAACCCTTTCACCAAGTTGTCGCAGCACTTCACCAGATCACCGATGCCATCAATCGCATCCATGTATCTCTGTCGTGCCTTTGAATACTTCGCCGCAAGATCTGGTGTCGTCATCTTCTGCCAGGCATACCAACCCCACTTTCGATTCATGTATTCTTCAGCCTGATGAAACGACTCATAGGCAGCTTTTTCTT